ACCCCAAAATTTCCCCAAAGGCTTAGAAAGGCTTAGTCGGCCCAGTAAGGCTCATATCACCCCACGGCTTAGAAAGGCCTAAGAAGGCCCAGTAAGGCCCAATAAATTTAAAAAACATTTCACTATGCAAAAGTCACTATCTTTCAACAAAGGCATCACCACATCACCGTCCGACCTACTGTCCGACGACACCGAACTTTCTGCCTCACGCGACCTTATCTTCCGCAATGGCGAGATACAACCGCTCCGACAGGCAGCAACCTTCGGACAAACCGACCATAAGTTGCTCTATATCCACAAAGGAGCCGACTACGCCAACGCCATCACCTACGACGGCACTAACCTTTATTGGGGAACGCTCGACACCGACAGTGGTGCTATCAGCAAAAACGAAGATAAGTTCTCCGTAGGCACAGTATACGATATTTCATCAGTTGGCAACACCCTCGTCGTAGCCACCGATGAAGGCATATATTATATATTATATAAGGGGGGAAAGTACATTGGTCTCGGTAATAACATACCTTTAGCTGAAATAAATTTTGATTTTAAAAACATAACGTTTGATATGAAATTCGAACAATCTTCGCGTACTCCATGTAATTACAGCAATTGTGTTAGCCAACTGTCTGACGAAAAAGCCTACTATGGAGCAAAACACGAATTTATGTCTGCTGGAGGCTCTGCTCCAAGCGGGTATAAAACAACGTCTGTATATCATCGTTATAAAATAATAGATTCCTCGAAAGAAAGTGATTTCCAAGATACCATACAGGGACATGTCGCACAAGCGATTAATTGGGTTAAAGAAAAAGGTGTTTTTGCTTTCCCGTTTTTCTTGCGATACGCATACAAGTTATACGATGGCTCATATACAAGAATATCTCCTCCTATAATTTGTTACCCATCAGTTAATCGGAATTTCCACATGTGCCATTATGTTTGGGATTCCATAAATAAGGTTTTTTCATATTCCACAAGTGGAAGCACATACGGAACAAACGAATTCTATTTTATCGAATTTGCCGAATTGAAATATAAATTTGGATTAGGCGCTCAAAACAAATTGAAAAATTGGTCAGATATAATCAAAGGTATTACAGTCTTTGCTACCGAACCGGTACTGTCTTTCCATATTGATAGAGGTTGGAAAATAGTTGAAGCTAACGATACTAACAAAAGACCTCTTTTTAACAAAGCGTTTCTTACGTATAAAGAGAAACTTTTCAACTATAATGACGACACCTCAACACAAAATTGGAATGGCAAGGATGGAGGTAGATATATTGCAAAACAGCAGATTCAGCCGACATATCGTGATGATAATGATATAATCGATGAATTGTTAACGCGTACGCAGTTTTACAAATTGTTTACAATTCCTTTAACTGAGTTTGACGACGAATGGCACACAACGGCATCTGGGTCTTCCGGTGATAAGATACGTATCAATCAAGGATTGCTTTTAAATCTTGCACAACAGGAGCAACTCCTTAATGATGATTATTATGGGTGGTGCAAGCTTAGTGCTGCCAAATGTATTACGTACAACAACCGTATTAATCTGATTGGTGTCAAACGCTTTCCTGTAAAACGGATTGACTTTAGTTTTAGCATGGCGGTGAATTACGGAGAAACCAGCACTCAATATGTTCATATCGTTTCCGATAAAATGGACACTTGGATTGGAACAAATTTTATTGTTTCATCAGACACAGATAGCGGAAGTTGGTTCTATTATCCAGATCCAAACGCTACGGAGTTTGTAACAAAAGAAAATGGAGGCCTTTTCAAGAGAATTCCGTTACAACAACATCCCAGACTGCATGGAGCTTATGCGTTTTCCGAACTTCCTTGTGGTAAGAAGACAGTGTTTAACGAACAAGTTGATACTACAAGTTACACCTCCCCCTACGAAGTCCTCGACTCCCAAATCTTCACCTCCGTTGTCAACAACCCCTTCGTCTTCCAGGCATCGGGCGACAACACCGTAGGCACTGGCTCTATCCTTGGTATCGCTGCCAACACCGAGCCTATATCACAGGGACAGTTCGGACAATATCCGCTCATCGTCTTCACTACTGAAGGCATCTACGGACTTTCCGTCAACTCCGAAGGACTCTATTCCGCATCCTATCCCATTTCGCGCGAAGTCTGCAACAATCCCGAGTCAATAACACCCACGGGCAATGTCGTCTATTTCACCTCCGACAAGGGACTCATGGCTGTAACTGGCGGCACTGTCCGTTGTGTCAGTCCTCAACTCTCGGGAGCCAATCCGCAGTACTCCGACGCTACGGTCAGTTTCCTTACCTTTGTCCGCAATGCATTCCTTGCCTACGACTATCGCGACTCGCTGCTGTTCATATACAACGTCAGCTACGATTACGCCTATGTCTACAATCTCCTTGACGGAACCTTCGCCACCATATCCCTTGGCTCTAAGCGTATACAGCGAGCGGTCTCCAACTACCCCGACACGCTCCTACAGGATGCCGACAACAACGTCTATTCCTTCAACAAGATACCTGTTGCCCAAGCCGACACTCAGACGTATTCCGGTACGTTCACCACACGCCCCCTCAAACTCGGCTCGTCCATACAGCTCAAGACAATCCATCAGATAGTCCATCTGTTCAACTCCGCCAACGGCACACTCAAGCTGCTGGTCTACGCCTCCAACGATTGCCGTAATTGGGCCGAACTACACTCCCTGCACGGCAAGCCATGGAAGTACTACCGCTTCAGCTACACACTCTCCAATATCTCGGCATCCGACACATTCGCCGGCACAGTAATAGACTTTGCCCCACGATTCACCAACAAGATAAGATAACAACCAATTCTCCAAGGGCTCAGCATCATCACCCTATAGCAATGGCTTAGAAAGGCTTAGTCGGCTCAACGAGGCCCAGCAAATAATCACCCTCACCCCCACGGCTTAGTCGGCTCAGAAAGGCTCAGTGAGGCCCATTGCTAAGCCCCAGCAATCACAAAAAAGGGGTGCCAGCGCCTCACGGCTCCAACACCCCCATACCAATATAAAAACTACTTTCCTTGTTAATCAATAACCTAATAAACCTTAAATCTTAAAAACGAAAACACAAAACCTAATATGTAGCAGTACAAATGTAGCAAACCATTTACATTTGGTATCAGCATCATTATCAATATCACAGGCATTCCTGCCTTCAAGTATTCCTTCCATTTCCCCGTCTTGCCCCACATTATGCCGAATATGGCAAACAGCATTCCCGACATTCCTACGGTCGGTTTGTCTGCCCACATAGGCATCCAGCTTGCTGCGACGGCTATCACATATCCTCCTGCCACGTTCATACGCTGTCTTACGCTCCATAGCACAAACAGGTTTGCAGCCATGTGCCATACGTTGGCGTGAAGAAAACTATAGGTGAAGTGTGGTAGTAGTCCGCTGTGTGCGCTGAAACCCTTTAAGTCATTGCCTATTATCAGCAACACGACGCTTAGAGCCGTCAGCAACAGCTTTGCTCTTACGTCCACTTCCATACACTTCACCATGTCTGAAATCCTTACCATATAGTCTGCATTTGACAAACGTATCCTTAATCGTGCGTGGAGCCATAAAGAACTCCGGCGCTGGCTGAGATACTATAATAGGGCATAAAAACCACAGCGATTTGCCTATATACTCCTTTCTCTGGGTCAGTTCCTGCATCCGCTCAAACAGCGAGTAGTACAGTCTCTGCTTGTTGCTGCCCAATGCGTTCACTATCGAGAAGTCACCCACAACCATTCTTCTCAGCTTTTCATAAGCCTCCTTAGCCGTGACATAATACCGTGGAGCAGGATGCTTCGCTATCTTGTCCCATACCTCCTGCTGGCTCCAGCATTTAGGATACACATCGCGATAGGCTTTTGCCAAGTCTTCACGTTGCATACGGGTTATATCATAATTTTGTTTGGTCATAGGGTTATGGTTTTCTGATACAAAAATACGCAAACTTAGCCACATAACCAAGTTTGCGTATCAAAATTAAACAATAATTAATAATCACCTCCCCATCACCAAAGGCTCAGCAAGGCTCATTATCCTCCTTAAGCCTCAGCCTCACCAAAGGCTCAGAGAGGCTTAAGGAGGCTTAGTTAGGCTCACACTCTCAGTCTTGATCATTACTAACCTTATCCATCTGCTCCACAGCCTTCTGCATTATCATTTCGATGTTCTTGTTGGCAAAGTCCACCTGCTTCTTGTCGTCAGCGTTCAGACGCTTCATCTTGTTCCAGCGCTTCATCTGCTTCTCGGCATCTTTAATGATACGGATTCTCGCATAGTCAGCCCCCTGCTCAAATCTGTGTCTGTCGGCAGCATTACGTATTCTCTCCGTCAGCGGAACGTTCTTGTTCTTCAGCATCGAGTAGTTGCTCATGTTCTTCTCCATGCTTTCCTTATAGCTATACCACTTCGCTTTCGTTCTCGCCATGCTCGACTGCTCTCTTGGAGTATAGAATAATGAACGTAAGAATGGCACGTCGCCCACTTCTATCTCGTCCGTCTTGCCAGTCGCTACCTTAGCGGCCAAGCCAACACTACGCTTAACAGTCGTACCCATACCGCCACTAAGCGATTCGTAGAAATGATTAAGCATCGACGGGTCTGTTATAAAGTCAAGAGCATCGCTGCCCTTCATTTCCGGATTACCAGGAGCAACGTCATTGCTATAGGCGTTCGCCCACTTGTTCAGGTCTACAAGTCTTGCTGGAACATTACTATAAGCGTTCTGCCATGCAGGGTTAAGCTCTGCCTTGTCGCCCGTTCGTCTTATTGGCGCACCCTTCCAGTCGTTGTTAAGCCACCACTCAATTAACGGTACTATAGCAGTAGGACTAATAGCCTCAACAGTCATACCGGCCCCATTTTTTAAACTCTTTTCATAATTCGGATTATTCAAGAAGTCCACCACTGGGAACAGCTGCGACATACAACCTACGGCATCCATCGCCATGTTTCTCTGACTTTTCACGTTCTCGGCAAATGTCTGTCCTGCTGCCAGATCACCAAGACTATAGAATGCTCTCAGCTCAATAGCCAACGGCACAGTCACAAATCTGTTCTTGCCAACATATATACACAGATTATTTCGTCTGATATAGTCTGGCAACTCACCATACGGGTCTTTCACGTTGCCTCTGTCCTTCTCGTCCTCATTCTGTATATACGCATTGTTGACAGCTGCCATAATCAATGCCAGGGCAAATGGCGCGGCTGTCATAGCAGTAGCAGTACCCTTAGGCGCATTCTTGAAGTTCTTGAACAACAGGTTTGTACTCTGAATGCCTGCATTGAAGAACATCGAGTAGTTTCTTAAGTAGCCAGACAAAAAGCCGTATGTGTTTCGTCTTGACTTTTGCCAACCGCTCATTTCTCCGTTCTTGAAGCTCTTTATAGCATCGCCCGAGCCATGACGGTTGAAGTTCGTTGACACTTCCTTTGCGTCATACGCGCTTCTTGCTGCCGAGCGTCCCAAGTCTCTTGATGTGCAATACGTTGCAAATCGGGCCATGTTCTCAGCCACCTCATTCAAACTCTCTACGTTCTCGCCTACTTTCTTAAGCACTTCAATAGCATTTACAGCAACCTTCTTCACGCCATTTGCCGACTCCTTCTCTACGACACCCTTGTAGCTCTTCTCCATGTCGTGCATCGAGAACAACTGTACGAATCCTGTCTCGCCGCCGTTATCCATAAATTCCTTGAAGTATCGCTCCATCTTCGTGTTACCCAGTGTGCCTTCTCTGTATCGCGCGTATAGTCCATATCCGATACTTCCCTTGAAGTCTTTCCACTTCATGCTCTTCAAGGCTCCTGCGCCCTCATTGTAGAACATATTTATCGGACTAAGCTCACCATAATAGCGTGCCCACTTTGCAAAATATATTCCTCCTTCCTTTGCCATAACATGCGCTGATGCAAACTCCACGTCTTTCACAATGTTTCTCATCACAAACTCCGGACTCCACGATGTAGAAGCCATAGCCATCCATCGTGTCAAAGTCTGCAACCACTTTTGGCTTGCCTTACCATTCTCCAGCATTCCGTTCAAGGCCTGTGCTGCTCTCGGGTTGCCAAGCACCACAAATCTGTGTGTTCTTCCGGCTATCTTTACGTCCACAAAGTGTTGACTCTTGTCCTTCGCTCTTTGGAACTTGAAGCCTATGTCCGTTCCGCTGCTCAGAGTCTTTGCCTCGCCCTTAGCCTGCTTCGCCTTCATATCCGCCTCAAACTTATTCACAATACCTGCAACAGTATTCGCGTCTGCTCCCTCTGGAATCTGAGGATAAGCCTCCTCCCAAATATCGTTGCCGTTCATGTCTGTGCCAGTTTTCTTGACCCAAACCTTTGTCTCCTTCACAAGGTTCTGCTCTCCGCTGTTTCTCACGAATCGCGCAAAGGCTAACTTAATAGAGTTCTGACCTCCGTTTCTTATCGCACGGTTGCCCATCAAGCCAATCTGTGCCAATATCTCCACATTGCTCAGACTCTTTCGTCCCTTGGCGTTCATCAGCGTCGTGCCGATATAATTGCTCGGGTCGCCCATTTCTGTCACATAACCGTATACGTCCTCAGCGGTTGCCTCGTCAAACTTTCTCAAAGGCACATACCAGTTGAACATACCCAACACTCCGTCGTGTGTCTCCTTGCTGATAATGTTGTTATCGTAGTCCGAATTTACCGAATAGTCTGTAGCTGCCTTCACCTTCTTCCAGAAGTCAGCAACTGAGCCTTTCTTCATGCCTTCCATGCTCGCCTCCTGACTCATCACCTCGTCAATAGCTCCGGCATCATCATAAGGCGATTTCATATCGTCAATGCCCTGCAATCCGTGCATACCCGAATAGTCATGTTCCTCAGCCTTGAAGTCCTTGTCAATGTTCTGTACAATCCATTCGTCCATCTGTCGGTAGTACTCTTTCAAGTCTATCTGTCCCGAGTCAAGTTTCTGTCTAAGGTCGCTTCTCTCGTCCTTCCAAGCAGTCTCCAAAGCATCAATACTATCGGATTCTTCACTCTTCACTTTTCGTTCTTCCCTTATCTTGTCTCGCACAAAGAGCACACGGTTTCTCTCCAAGCCATGTTTTCTTATCATATACAGATTGAAGTTCCTTATTCTGTCCTCCACCTTCTTGCCGTCGAAGCTGTCCAACACGCTCGACATAGCCTTGCTAAGTGGGTCCATATAGCGTATTCTGAAGAGTTCAGACTTGATGCTCATCTGACCCTCCGTGATGTTCTGCATCAGGTATGGGTTCATCGAACTCTTCACGTCCTCTATCTTCTTGATCGACGGGTCTACAGCCTTCATCAGTTTCTCAAGCGAAAGCATATTGTCCATAAACGCCTCGGTAGCCATATAGCCGTGGGCGTTCAGCATAGTATGGTATCTGTCAAGAGCGGTTGCAGCACTCGGAGCAGTACGGTAGTGTATCTGTCCGTCCGTAGCCTCATCCCATTCTTCTTTGGTCATATCCTCGAAGTCATGGTTCTTGCCGTCGTTCTCGTAAAACTCGCCACCGTGTATTTCCGTGTACTCCACGTTCTCGTGCTCTATCTTCCACTTCACGGCATCCGCTCTCATCTTCCACCACGGGTCATTGCCTTTCTTCTGAACGTTCTTCGCCAGCCACAGCATATACTTCACGTCCTTCACGTTAGGCGATATTCTGTAGCCTATCTCGTGCAAGGCATCCGTCACCTTGTTCTTGATGTAGTTCCAGAAGCCCGGCTCACCCTTACCCTTCTCGGCGCTCTCGGCTATGAACTCCTCTATAGCGTCATAGAATCCCATAGCGTCCTTGATCATACGCTCCTTTACGTAGGCTCTCAGCTCCGCATTCACAGGATTGTCCAAGTCCAGCCGAAGACCTCTCATATAGTCATTGAACTTATCTCCAAGCAGTCCTCTCATGCCCTTGTGTCCTACGGTCTCGTGCCATACGGTTTTCTCCGCAGTGTAAGCATCGTGAATATTCGGCATATAAAGATGCACCTCACCAGTATTCTCGTCATACCAGCCCGTCACATTCTTTCCGCTCTCAATGTCACGGCGCACCTGCTCGTTGCCAATCTCCTCAACCGCATTCACCATCTTCACCTTACCGCCAGTCTGCTTCGATACTTTCTCCACAGTCTCAGCAATCCTACCTTCCAAAGGCTTAGCATTCTCAGTACCACCCCTCGGCTTAGAAAGGCTTATAGAGGCCCAGTGAGGCTTGTCAACTCCATTTCTCGTCAGGAATATCTGGTCCTCACGACTCACATCCTCCGTCTCAGCAGCAAGACTCGCCCTGCGCTCCTCAGCACTCATATCCATACGCTTCTGAACATTACGAGCCTCAACCTCGCCAGCAAGACGACTATATTCAATATATGGGTTGAAATCACCACGAGTCGACTCATTTAGGCGAAAACGCTTGATAGCATCATCAAGACTGCGGTCGGCATATCCTCTTGCAAAATAATTAAAGCCCTTGATGCGAGTATCCTTGTCAGGAAGCTCATCAGACATATCCATATCCTCATACTCCTTTATCAAAGCTCGCTCAACACCAAGCTGGTCATAATCCTCACCAAGCGCCTTCGCAGTCTCCTCCAACTCGTGAGCGTATGCACGGGCAGCCCATTCTGCCTTTGCTTCAAGAAAATCACTCTTCATACGCTCTGTATTGCCACCCATGGCAAAACCCTCCATATCTTGGATAGCATGCTGCATCTCATGCAGTACCGCTGACTTCACTTCATTGGTACGAGTGTTGACCGACACCTTACCCGTGTTCACAACAATCTCGCCGACATTATCCTTGTCAACCCCAAACACACTGGAGATGTGATGATAACTTGCAATCTCATCACCGCCAGTATCCATGAAAGTCATGCGGACATTTCTCAACTCTGGATAAGCCTTGAACAACTCAGGAGCATCCACATAAGCCTCCAGCGTATGAATGTTATCCAGCTTCTCGCCGCCGAACTTGTCACTCTCATACTTCTTCGACAACGCCTCATACTCCTCACGCTCCTTGTCAGTCAGCTCCTCACCGTCTTCAAACAAATTTTTAAGTTCCTTGTCCTGAAGCTCAATATAACGAGCATAGTCCGGATGATGCTTCCGATACAGCAGGTTGCCATTGCGGTCAAACTCCTTCATGTCCGCAATCTCATAACGCCACTTGCCGTCAGCACCACGCTCCCAACCGGTAGCCATCTTGATAGTCTTGGCATCCTTCTTCTCTGCCTCCATATCACGAGCGACAGAAAGATTGTCCAGACGAACACTCACTTCCTCGGCATGGTCAGCCTCCGCTGCCCCCTTCTCACCGATAAACTGGAATCGTGGATTCCCATTGGATTTTTCACTTTTCCCTTTTCCCTTTTCACTTCCCCTCGGGTCAACACCATCAAGCAAGTCCTTCATCACACGGTCAGCAACCTCCTCCGCACTCGTATAGCGAATGTGCAAGAAGTCAGCCACACCCTTCCAGAACTTATCCAAAGACATCTTAACCTTCTCAAAGGCACCGATTGTCTTTATCTTCTCATACACACCGCTATTGCTCTCGGTTATCTTGCGCTCTTCCGCACGCAAACGTTCTGCACCACGTCTGCCCGAATATGTAGCAATCACCTCGTCTGCAATCTCACCATCACTCTTTAGCTCGGGATAACGTGCCTTCACCTCATCCCAAACCTTTGTGTCTTTCATAAGCTCCACAACGTTCTGCCACTCCTTAGGGTTGCCATTCCTTAGAGCCTCTGCCCACAAATGAGCATATTCATGCACTGGGGTCTCGCTCGTCGCAATCTTCGGGTCAATATAAATCTTACCGCCAACTGTAAAACCATACGCTTCACCATTCGCAGTACGGAAGAAACGCACACCTTCCGAACGTTTTTTGCTCGCGTCCAATACTTTTTCGCCCGAATTGTATGACATTCCAACATTTTCAAGTAACTTTGCAGCACTGATAGAGTTGTTCGTATTGGGGTTATCACCTTCGGGTTTAACCATGTTCCTGCGCTGCTCTATTTGTTTAGAGCTATTGGAATTGCGGGGAGAGGTCATGGTAACGTCTCCATGTTGACCAGCCAATAGCTCTATTTTTGTCGCCTCATACGAATGTGTGTTATGTGGTAACTTCTTATTTCTAACCTCCTCTTTCAGCGTTATCTTCACACGGTAAGGCTTTCCGTCAATGCTCACAGCACCATAGCATCTATGCACAAGAACATCCTTATTCATACCGTTCTCGGCACGTCGCTTGCCGTCCTCGCCTTTCAGGAAGTCGGGATGTGTCTCAACGTCAATGCTCGACTTCAAGACCTCAGGCAGCACTTTCAGCACCGCCATGTGCACATCCTTGCTATCGCTCTTGTCTATAGCACTCTGCGACATAAACTTGTCTATAGCCGCATTACTGATACGCACATCGCCCTTACCGCCTGACTCTTCATTGTTGTACACCTTCGACACGTGTTGTTTAGCCCATGCCTTAGCCTCCTTATAGTTTGCAAAGCCATGGTTTACATCTGCCTCCACAACAGCCACCTCTTTTTCAGCGAGATTTGGTTCCACACGACCGAGAGGATAAGCATCATAGTCATAAGCCTCGCCAAACGACATCTCACGAACCTTTCCGTTCGCCTCGTCCAGTACTCTCTGACCCTCTGCCTCGTCCGCAATCACATCCATTCCGCTCTCACGCAGTCTGTCTATCACAGCATCACGCAACGCTACCTCTGCCTTAGAAGGCTTCACACCGCCTACGCCTCTCTGATAACGCTCGTCAGCCTTGCGCTGGTTGAAACGCTTTGATGGAGGAATCACATTGCCCTTATCGTCACGGGTAACAAGATCATTCTGCTTGCGGTTGTTCTTCACATTCTTATACCTGTAACTCTTGCCGTTGTCATAACCCCACTCGTTCACGTCATTGCCGTCCCACCAAAGTTCATTCACAGGAACCTCGTCTTCGATGATGCGATACTTACCATCCAGACGGTTGTCGCCATGTATCTCAGCATACTTCTTCGAAGGTGTCACCCAGTCACCATTACGCAACTTGCCCTCCTTCACCGAAGTCGGAACGGCACGATACACCTTTACCTTCACATCCTTCTTGCCGTTACGTATGTCGTCAATGGCTGTCTGTATCGCCTTGCCGCTCTCCTCGCTTGTTGGCAAACCTTGCGAGTATTTATTAGGATGCACAAAGATGTCTTCTGGCTGGTTGTTGTAGCCTGCCGCCATGTCCTCCACATTAAGGTCAGGCGAGTCTTCACCAACGGCATTACGTCTCGCTTCGTCCGTCTCATAATCAGGCTTTGATGGTGCACTCCAAGCTCCTACACCCTGGTAGTCACTATCTGCATCACCATAACCCTTACGTCTTGCAGCCTCGTCAAGCATCTCACGAGCAGCAGCCTCGTCACCTTTCGCCAAGGCATCAGCATAGCGATTGTCTATATCTTCGTCAGTAAGCTCGGCAAGTTCTTCAAGACGAGCTTGGCGCTTACGCTCTTCCTCCTCAGCCTTCTTGCGGGCAGCTTCCATCATGTTGGTTTTTTGCTCTACCTGCTTTCTATGCTCCTCAACAAGTATGTCCACATCGCCATACTGCTCCTTTATCGCATTTCTTATAGGCTCAAAAAGTCGTTTGTTGGCAATAAGACCATGTACACCCTCACGTTCCATCAAAGCTTTCTTCTCGGCTGTATGTTCGCGAAGGTACAAGACCTTTAAATTAGATAGAGCAGTGTTGGCAGCTCCTGGATTATTCTCTTTTATGGCCTCAGCATAGCGAGCAAGCCAGATATCATCCAAGCCATGCTTATCCGCAAACTCAGAATATCCGTCAGCCTTCTGCATACGAACAGATGCCGCCTCACGCTCCTCCTCAGCCTTGTCTACTTCTCGCTGTCCTTCATTATTTCTCGAGCCTTTGTCAGTGCTGCCCAATCCGACATTTCCGGATTCTCCTTCTGTATTTTCGTCATGAGTTCCGCTGTTTTTCTTGGCAGGTCTAACATCGATATTCTCCCCTTGTCCCGTATTTCCACGTGAACCAAGTCCTTCCCCTTCTGTCGGTTCGCTTCCTCCTCGCGCTTGCGGTTCAGTTCCCTCAGAGCTGCCAGCATCGCCATTTCCTTCTTTGCTTGAATGTCTTGTTTCATAGTCTTTCCAGTTTCTAAGTTTCAAAAATTCGTTTACAAAATCTTCCTTCGTTGGTCTCTCGCCGAACATTTCCGTCTGATTAGCGTCCGCATAAGGAGCAGCATTTCTGTTATATGCCATCATCAGCTCGCGGAAGTCCTCAACCTTGCCCTCCAGAGCAAGAGCGATAGCCTGCGAGATAGGGTCGTATCTGTCAGCAGCGTTCTCGCCAAACATAGCAGGAGTGCGCAAGTATGCATCCACACCGCTTCCGCCTTGACGTGCCTCGTACAGCAGCTGTACAGCCTGGTCTATCTCCTTCATCAGAGCATAGTCGCCAAGTTTCATGTTGTCCGTCACAGCACGGATGCCGTTCAGAGCCTTGGTTTTCAGCATGGCGTCAGCACCCATCATACGGATAGTGTTCTCCGAGAACACACTGCCCAATAGCAGGTTCTTCACGAAGTCCTTGCCCGCTGCCGAGAGCTTGTCCTCACCCTCACGCAATCCGGCTACCTCGTTCAAGCCAATCACGCCCTTATCAATTAAACGCTTTAGCAACGAGTTTATTGCAGTAGGATTGTTAAAGAATGCGTCAAGACTACCGCTTCCCTCTATCTCCGACACAATAGCACTAATCTCGTCAGTCGAAAGCTTTTTCGAGTTAGCCACTGCCTGCTGTGTATTGCCCTGCGCTTTCTTCTCGTTCTTGTTGAACTTGGCGAAGGTTGCCGTGTCATACTTCATCGGCTCGTCGCTCACAAGCACAAGGCGCGGATGCTTTATTCCGCTCTGCTCTATCTGCTCCGCCGTGAAGCCGTAGTTCTCTGCATTCTCCTTCAACGCTTCAAGATAAGCGCTGTCTGTACCGTTCTTTGCTGCCTTCTGTCCTGCCATCGTTCTGCCGTTACCGTCAACAACAATGCCGTCAGATGTCACAACCGGCACCTGGTCTACTGCCTGTCCGTCATACTTCATGGCTATCATATCCGTTACCAGCTGAGCCTGCTTGTCATTCTCATAGTCACGGTCGTTGATAGTCCTGCCTTCCTCGTTCACGGGGAAACCCTCGCTCTTCTTATATCCGTCGTTGGCATTATGCGAAGGTGTCAGACTGTCTGCATCAACAATCTCATAGTGTCCTCTTAGCTTGCTTCCGTCAGCCAATGTACGTGTGCGCTTATTACCCACAACGCGCAAGCCACTCTCGAACTTCTCCCGAGCAACTCCTACACTACCTACCGAACCTACTTCACCTACACCACCTACCGAACTTACTTTCTCCATTCCAGCCTTGACCTTCTTCTCAGTCATAGCCTTCTTGATGTTGGTATATAGCTCCAGCTCCTTCTTTGCGGCATCAACAGCCATTGTCTTCTGAGCCTCAGCTTCCTTGGCGTCGTTCAAGTCGCCCGTGTAGTCCACCTTTATTTTTTCGGCTTCCTTCAGCATCTTCTCGGCTCTCTTTATCTGTCCATCTACAGCAGCTTCTGCGTTCTCGCCAAACTGCGAAGACATCCACTCCGCCCCCTGCTCAGGACTCATCTGCGAGTAGTCAGCAGTCTCACGACCTTTCGAGTCCTTCATCATCGGCACAGGCGTACCGTCCGCAAAAGTAGCAACCGGCTCCTCACCCACAGGTATAGTCTCTTTCTCACCCACAGGCGTAGTCTCTTTCTCACCCAATGGCTTAGTAGGCTCAGAAAGGCTTAGTGAGGCTTCATTACCTTCCTCTTCCTTCGGCTCAGCAGGCTCAGTAAGGCTCGGCTGTCCTCCCTCTCCTCCAGACTGCATTTCAGCGTATACTGTAGAGTTCAACTCTTCCAGCTGTCGCTGATAGTCCTTCGCATACTCTTCGCTTGACGTGGTACGTTCCAGTGTCACGTCCTTTGCATGCACGAAGTCCATTTCACGAGTAGCAGGGTCATACACCGTCAGCATATCACCGTCACGTACTCTGCCTTCACCATCAAACGCAACGTCTCCAGCTCCGACAATCAGCACCCTACCCTTGTCGTCCTTCACGAACACCATCTGCTCGCCATTCTGCTTCTCTCCGTTCAGTTCGCCCTTATAGCTCCACTGGCCGACGTGCTTCTGTGTCGTCTCCACAATCTTGTCCTGCGTACCCTTGAACATACCCTGCGCCTTCGACAACGCATTGATATAGTCAGCAAGAGGTGCAAGCTGCTCCTGTGTCAGTCCGGAATTGAATAGTTCCATGTAAATCTGCGGATTGCTCATACCTGCCTTCTGCATGCGCTCGTATTCTTCCTTCAGCACGTCGTTACCGTCCATAGCTGCCTGCAAGGCATCCTCCGTCTTCGTAAGGTCACCAAGCACCTCAGAAGCAGCCTCATTGTTAGGAGTCTCAGTACCCAGACCGTTCTCCTCAACAACGTCCTTGCCCTCAGTGTTCGACTGCTCTGCATGCAACGTACCAGGTACAAACTGCTCGTCCTCGTAAGCCTTTCTCAGAGCCACACAAGCGTTCTGTTCTTCCTCGCTGCGTCTAAGCGGTTGCTTGTCCATTGCAGCCTTCAACTGCTCTGCAGTCATGCCGTTAGCCTCAGCTACAGCTTCAAGAGTTGCCTGTGCCGTCTTCTCATCCTTAATCTGTGCAGCACCATAGGCATTGCTCAGACGCTGATCCTCACGCTTCATGTTCAGCGAGTAAATAATGGAGTTGCGCTCGTCAATGCTCTTGAAGCTGTTCTTCGACAGCAGTTCTCCATTCTTGCTGTATTCGTTCACAGAGCCGCCTTCAATACGGCAATTCTCCATCATCGGACGTGCCGAAGGAACGGTGCCCATAACCAAAGCCGAGAACTTAGCCTTTGTGTCCCAAGGAATGGTGTTGTCTGCCATTATCTCGTCGTAGGCAGTCTTCACAAACTCAGCGTCTGTGTCCTTATACGACTCCTCGCCTTTTCCTTTGGCTGCGGTCTTCTTTGCTCGCATTGCCCAAGATGTCAGACTCTCTTTTCTCGTCAGCGGATTGTTGTGTGCGTCATATCCATAGATTGATTCATTGCGCTTCGGCGCAGACGCGCTTCCGAACAGCTGCTCTTTCTCCTCATTAGTGAAGGTATATCCACCAAAGGCTGCTCTCTGTCCGTCCGATGTCATAAGACTATTAATGTTTCTCGCCACCATATCAAGGTAGCTTTCCTTTATGCCGTCCTTGCTCTGGCGCTTAGGCAGTCTTGCGTGTGTCAGCTTCAAGGCTACGACGTTGGCGCAAGCCTCAAGGTTACCCTCAATGCTCGTCCAGTCTGTATCGTGCCCCTCTATAGTCTTGGCCACATTGCCGCCTATGTGCATACCTATTCCTTCCATCGCCAACTGGAACGCCTTGGCTGGAATACGCTTCACGCCACTTACGTTATAGATTCCAGCTCCTACAGCACCGCCAATACCGCCCATGGTTGCCCAACTCGCGCCCTCAGACAATCCACCCTTAGCCATCACCTTTACGGTATTGCCAATAGAAGTGTCGTCACCAGTAGAGTAGTTCTGCACAGCTGCATTCGTCGAACCGTACAGCACACCAGTAATGCCCTGACTTACCATGCCCGAACCTGCCATACGCGCTATACGACCACCTAAAGTACTGTTCGCAATCCTCGCTGTCTGTGCCACACCATTACCGAATACCTTGCCAGCTACGGCTGCACCTGCCTTGCCTGCTGCACCAAATACTGGGGCGTCCGCAACAAAGCCCAATGTGCCTCGTGCCACTCTCGCGGCCATACCAGGATTTACATCAGGGTTCTCCCCATAGTCCGTCATAGCCATACCCTGCTGAGCGTATTGTCTCTGCTTCTTCGATGTCATGCCCATAGACATGATAGTGCCAAGCATCGACTCGTTTACACCACGAAGAATATACTCTGCAGTGCTTTTCGGCATACTACGGCTCAACTCGCTCTTGTCAAAGTCTGCCGCCAATTTCGTTTGCAATCCCGGTATGAGGCTCCTTTCTACGTACTCCTCTGGGCTGATGCCGTAGGCTGCTGCTTTCAGCCCTATCTCCTCCTGCATCTTCGGCTGTGACAGGACTTTTGCAATGTCCGCATTTGCCTTTTCTTGCAGATGCTTCAAGAGCTTGTCGGGGTCAAGCGCTTCATTATACGCCTTTCCTGCTGCCATATAAGCAAATGGAGACGCTTTGCTTAGCGCCGACTCTGCTGCTGTGCCTTTCGCTGTTGCCGTCTTGAACTCATTAAGTATATTGTCCGACACATAGTCGTCAAGGTGTTTGTTGGCAAACTCCAAACCGCTCTCTGCCAATTGGCGCTCTGCTTGCTCTTGGGTGTTTATAACGTGGGCGTTTATGTTCGCGTCGCCTGTATCCACAACGGGGGTTTTCAGACGTGCCTCCTTTTCGCGCAATGGTTTCATTACGTCCTTGCCTGCTTCACGTCCAGCCTGCTCTATACGTCTATCGAGTGTCTGTTGCTCTCTGCGTGTTCTGCCCACCATCTGTTTCACAGCACTCGGCTTCATGTAGTCTATGGGCATCTGCTCTTCATCGCGCCTTTTCAAGGCATCAGCCTCCCTAAGACCCTTCACAAGCGCACTCTCCTTACCATTACCCAAAGGCTTAGAAAGGCCTACAGAGGCTCCGTAAGGCTTATTACCCGCAGGCTTAGTAAGGCCCAGTGAGGCATAGTTCGGCTTAGCACCCACTGCCTCATCACCACCTCCCCACTTTTTCTGCGCAACCCTCTGCGCTGCCTTACCTAAAGAAGTCTTAGGCTGATACTTTTCCCTTCTCACGGTCTGTCCCGTAAACAGATGCGCACCGAAGTCACCGACCCTGCCCGCATCCTTCACGTCAACATCACCTCTACGTCCCGTCTTGCGGTCTATCACCTCCATACGGGCACCAGGAAAGGCCTTCGCAAAACCCTCCCTGTCATTGTCAAACGCTGCCTTGTTCACAGTATGCCTGTTCCCCTTGGCATCCTTGAAATAATAATATCTGTTATCTGGCATATCTTATTGTTTATATAGTTACTTCACATACTGGCTCCAGTCTGTACCCCTGCCCTTGTTCGTAGGCTTGCTCTGGGGCTTCGGCTTACTGCCCGAACCTTGCCATCTGATAGGATTACTCTTAGCAGGAGTATTCTTACTTCTTACAGTCTTTGTCTCAACATAACCATAATGGTCGGCCAAAGCCTTTCTGAATTTATCAGCCTTTGTACCCTTAGAATTAGCAACCCAACCAATCCAACCATTCAAAATAGCGCCACGTTCTTGGACGGTTGAAGCACCTTCATATTTCTCTGCAGCACTTTTCGTTATAAAGCCATTCTTATAGAGATAATCCCTAATCTGTTTCTTCTCGATAGCGTTAAGGTCCTTTTTGCGGTTCATGTGTCCGTTAGGAGTCGAAAGATTAGTCAGAGAGCTAAAACCGCCGCCACCGCCGCCACTACTACCGCTTCCCGAGCCTCCAGCCGTACGGGCCGCTTTTACCCTTGCCAAAGCCAGTCTGCTTGCACTGAGGCCTTCTTGAGCCTTGTTATGACGTTTGGTCTCGCCAAGCCTTTCGCTCGATAACTTCAAATTACCCTCCTGAATGCCAAGCATACCCTTACGATAATCATCCATGGCCTTAGCCGCTTTGTCTGCACGCTCGCCAGCCTTCTGTTTCAACTCGATGTCCATAGCTTTATAAGCTCTGTCCGCTTCCAACGCTGCCTGCCGTGCCCGCTCATTCTTCCTCTGTTGTAGACCATTCTGCAATCCCTCCACAGGACTGTTGAACCTCTGCAAAGGCGCTCCCTTTGAAGTATAATAGATGTTGTACATGTGTCTTATCGTATCCGCAAGAGTAGCTATACGCATCTTGTTACGTGTCATACGCTCGTCGTATTCGTCTGCACTCTCACCACTCCTTATGCCGGGACGCTTCTTTATCAATCCGCCAAGCCAACCGAAGAACCCTCCGTCCTTCTTGGTGTCGTCTTTCTGAAACGAAGGGGCATTCTGCACAACTGGAACGTTAGCAGGCGCAGCCCCCACAGGCGCAGAAGCGCCCCCATTCAATGGCTTAGTCGGCTCAGAAAGGCTTAGTGAGGCCTTGTCACCAACAGGCCCGAACCTGCCCACAATACCATTACCAGCAAAAGCATTGAAAGGAGCAGCAGGCGCAGCCCCACCCTCAGCCAAAGGCTCAGAAAGGCCCAGTGAGGCATAGTTAGGCTTAGTACCAACAGGCTCATTACCACCCACAGCATTAACCTCTTCCTTCTTCAATTTCCCCTTTTCACTTCCTACCATAAGCTGCAATATGTTTCTTTATAAGGTCACAAGCACCGTCAATCTGCTTGATGAAAGCATCAGCCTTGTTGGCACGCTTATACTGAAAAGCTGTCTCCTCCTCAAGTATATCAACGTTCTCACGCAGACGGGCAACTCGCTTGGCGTTGTTCTTCTTTATCTTGTCAATCACCTTGTCTTTGTATATCAAAGCACTCTCAGCCGACTTCAAGCACTGCTCAAACCAGTCACGTTCCTTCGCCACACCAGCAAGCGCAGTCTTCAGACGCTCTATCTCAGCTGCCTGCTCGTCAATGAGCGAATCCCTTAACAGACCGGCTGCTTCCATCACGCGATTAATATCCGCCTTGCTCGGCTTAGGACAAACAACTCTCTTATTCTTTCTTTTCGACATAATCAATCAACATTTAACATTTAACATTCAACACTCGATTACACTCCCGTCACGTTCTTCAACTTCTTGTTGTCATACAGAGTATCGTGAATGTACTCCGCATCATTGAACTTCGGAGTCAACGAACCGCCAGCAGCAGCCTTGGCACCAGGAGAGTTCACGTCAATATCCAGACTCTTCTTCTTTCCGGCACCGTCCAACATCGAAGCTGCACCCATCAAAGCATTGCTCATGTTCTGACCTGCCTCACTCACATTCTGTGCCTGCTGATTGTAAGCCGCCTCACGCTCCTTCGACATATCCATCTGATTCTGCATGTGCTGAGCGGAAACACTCTCCTTCTTAGCACTGTCACGAGCACCAATGTTGGCAATGGCATCACCCATCGTTCTGTTAGCCGCCTCCTTTGCCATAGCTACACTCGCTGCAGTACCTCCTGCAACAGCAGCTGCACCGTCAGCCTTACGGATGTAATTGTCCTGCACCTCCTGCGCCTTACGCAACAAATTCTGACCAGCCTTGGTGTCCAGGTAGTCCGTATTGTACGCCTTGTCATACCAAGCCTTCTCGGCATTCGCACGATACTGACGCTCCCTCGCTGCCTTCTTGGCTGCCTTGCGCGCCTTAGCACCACCAAACAAACTGCCTGCTACACTACCAGCCAAACTCGCAGCAGCAGCTATCCACTGAGGATTGTTCGCTCCCGAAATCTCACTAATGCCTAATGGCAACCTGAAAAATCTATTCAATTCAAACATATATCATCGTTTTTAATCATTTATCCTATACTGCCAACCCGACTGCAACCGCACCGAATACAGCACCAACAGCATCAGCAGCCAAATCCTTCCAGTCAAATTCCTCACCGGTTGACTTGTCGTATAACTCCTTCAACACGCCTACTACAATGGCTGCAATCGCTCCTATTAACGCATTGTGCGTATAGGCTGACACGACAGAAGATATAAGCGCACACGCCTCTGCATGCATCACCTTGTCTGTACCAACCTTGTCAACAATTCTTGTCACTATATTCTCCATACTTTTCGTATTAAAATTTTAATTACACACTTGACCTCCTTTTGTCGGAGTACCTTTTCCTTGGGATTTGTAACGAAGACCTCCTTTATGTGGAGTACCTTTTGGGCGGAAATATCAATGACCTCCTATCAGTGGAGTACCTTTTCCAGGGGAAATTTGGACGGGTAGAGGACATTTACACCTATGCTTTTATCTACTATAATTTGTCCGCAGTACCTAAGGGGGTGGGGGGTCTGTGGTCGTTTCCGTGTATGCCCATCATCCCTGCCGTTCCCCTCGTTGTTCACCGTCACATCTATGCGCTTCATCATCCTCCACATCATCACATACAGCGAGAAGATAGACAGCCACATCGCCACGTTATTCATACGCCCTTACGCCAAACGCCCATATTCCATGGCAAAAAGCATTACTATTGTATTACTTTATTGTTATTCTTGAGCGCAACACGCTGTATTTCAGTACTTTGGACGCTTTGTATATGAACCCGAAAGGGTCACAAGCCTTTTGTTTCGATGGTTGGATAGCATCTTAGACACATCTTGGACATACCTTGGACACGCCTTGCAGCCTTGGCAATAGGCTAATTCCGCCCTTTCATCCGCCCTTTCGTAGGGCTTAGACCACGAATAAGTCTTGCAACCGCAAATATACGCTCAAATCTGCATCAAATTGCTGTTTTTCGTCTGCTGTCAATGCCACAAAAAAGTCACAAATCCTTTTGTCGGGGCTTCAGTGTAAAAAATACGACTTTTTGAACACTTTTCGGGTCTAACCCCCGTAATTTTCGAGACCAAGGGCAAATAAAAAGGGAAAATATGAACAGTCGAAAGACATAAAAATGTACGCACGAAGAAGCGGTTTTGTCACAAAAAAGTCAAACAAAGGTCAAAAAAGGGTCTCATATCGTGTGCAAAAGTCCGTAAAAACGGCTTGAAGGTCGGAAAAACACGGAAAAATCACAAAAACACGCCTTATACGCTCTCTAACTGCGCACAAAGCACCCACACGCATAAAAACAAAAAAGCCACTCCAGTGAGGATAGAGTGACTTATAGACTTATATATAGGAAGAAAGGTGTTTATCTTCTCTTATAGGGATTGAACAAGGGGAAGATAAGGGGGCGTGCCGCCCCCAAGGGCTGACGCCCTCCCCCTCGCTGCCTACCGCCTAAAATTCTTCTTGCACGTAATTGTAAGGTCCGTATGCTATAGCTGCGCCACATCCATCACTCCATTGCGCAACATAAACCATTATGCCATACTGGGAAGAATCTGTAGGGTCGGTTCCTCCTATATAATAAGTAGCTCCATCTTTACTAGTTCTTTCCTCCATATCATATTTAGATAGCATACTAGCTAGTCTTTTTGCTTTTAGTCTTGCATCCGCAACGGACGAGCAATCACAACCCATAATACAACTATTTAAATACCCTCTTCCGTAAGAATCATACTGAAACTCAAACATTATGCGACTAAAGAATACACCACCATAACTTTTATCGTAGTAAACTATTTCGTTTTTATTCGATTTGTCACAATATCCAAACTTGTTTTGAAGCGCATTTTTGGTAGTATTATAAGAGCTACCAAACGCAACACCACAAACTTCTCTCTGTGCAAAGCCACATAAAGCGACCATAAAAAAGGTAAAAATAAACAATATCCTCTTCATCTTGCAATAGTTTTTATTTCTTCTACTTGTTTTAAAAACTCCTCCAACGTGTCGGCTGTATAGTGAATGCCCTTGAAGCGGATGAAGGCTGCGAAGTCACTATTGGTCTCCTGAGGAATGTTGACTTCTTCGGGCGAAGCAAATAGTTGCCATATAGGCACATCAAGAGCAGACGCAATCTTTTCAAGCGAAGCCGTTGTTAAAGATTCTGCTTTCAACATTTGTCCTATAGCTTGTTTGCTAACGCCCATTCTTTCGCCTAATGACACATTAGTAAAGCCTTTACTTGTCATTATTTCTTTTATTCTTGTACTCATGTAAATAATATGCTTTATGTTAACTACTGCAAATATACAAATTAAATATGGTCGGTAAAGAAATATCTTTACTAAAGAGTGTTAAAGAAAAGTATTTTCTTTACCAAAAACTTGCATCGGTAAAGTATTTAGTTTACCTTTGCAATCGTAATCAAGAAACAAACATCAATAACAATAAAACATACGATTATGGAAAAGTACGATTATTTATCAGCAGTGACAGCAGATGTAAAGGACTACATCAACGACAACGTGAACTTCGCAGACTATGAGAATGCCGACGAACTCAAAGAAAAACTACAGGATGAACTTTGGACGGTTGACAGTGTGACAGGCAACGGCAGCGGTAGTTATACATTTAGCACTTGGAAAGCAGAAGAGAACATTTGCCACAACTCCGAACTTATAGCGGAAGTAGAAGAGGAATGGGGAGAACTGAAAAGAGACGACCCAGAGGGCATTGACGTTGCAATACGCTGTTATCTCTTACCGCAAGCAATAGACGCAGCAGTAGACGAGCTTTGGGAAGATAAGGAAGACTGATTGAAGATAAGGAGGGGCGCTGCCCCTCCAATAACCACCCCACAGCCGTGACCGATTGAAAGGCAAGCGGAGCGAGACCGCACACGGCACTAACTTCAAAAACATAATAATATGGAAGAACAAAACTACAAATGGAGGCTCAAGAAACTATCGGAACAGCCGACCGCACCACGTTGCAATCGCACCGTAAGAGCAAAGGACGTGAGCGAAGCATATCATAAGTTCCTTTCACTTCCGCAGTTCACACAGCGAGGACTACGCATCATTTACAGAGGATACGAGTTTATCCCTGTCAGAGTAAGAAATCATTAACCCTCAAAATTTACAGCTATGACAACAGATTTATGGATAGTATTACTAATATTTTCGATGGTAGTCAACTACGTGTCGGGAATATATGTAGGCAGACATTGGGACGAATGGGGCAATGAGTAAATCCGAAGATAAGGGGCGGTGCGACCGCCCCAAGACCCCTAAGACACGGAAAGTGCTGTTGAGTGCGGTTGATGCAGCTATGCTACGACTTATGCTCAACGAATACAGGGCAGACCTCACAGCACTTCTCAACCGTGCAAAGTCAAGCAACAAGGCGAAAGCCTATGCAAGCGAGAATATAAAAATAATAGATGATTTAAAACAAAAGATTTTTGGACTATGAGCAAATTGTTAGTGGCAGCATTAATAGCAAGTACAACACTTGCAATCGTAACGACGAAGAAAGCGACAGACGCAGAGTACGACAGAGCACAGATTAAAGAAGACGTGCGCTTGCTGATGAACGACATCGACGAGTACGGAGACATCGACACTTATACAGGTTCAGACCACTTCGAGCGTCTCTACGAATGGTCGCACAATCTTAAAAATGGCAATCATGATGGAAGAGGTAACGATTAACGGCACGTCCTACTATGTAGGGTTATCCGACGTATACGGTGGTAGAATGTGGTTTTATTGCAAGTGGTATCAAGACCGCCGACCGTCAACACGCAGGTTTTGGACGAAAAAAGAGCTTGAGAACCACTTGCGCACAATTGATAACAAGATAATCAAGCGTGAAGTACTTGCAATGTTGCGGAAGATACACGGCAGAGCAGTATGTTACGCACGTTAAAATAAACATCATCCGTTGGGGAAAGAAACCATATCGGAGCGACACCGACAACGGAACTATTTACATTAAAAATACATCAATATGAAGACAAACATTATTCCATGTCCTATCAACGAGAAGGACTTGTGCAGCGACACCCTATTCGACGACCTATTCGATAATAGCGAGTACGTGGAGCGAAGAAACAGGTACGTCGGTTTCATCTGTGGTAATATCGCTAAGGCTGTGTATACCAACAACTACGTTCACATGTTATTCGAAGATGATATACACGATAAAGAGAAAAGGCGTATTAAGAAATGGGCACGTGAGATAGAAGACAGTTACAACGAAAATCTAATAGACAAAGATGTACATTTATATGTACGCCTTAATTTCTTTGCCAAATCATGCGATGTACATTTCTTTTATATCATCGATAAAGAGGAGGATTAACCCCAACAGGCTGAATGTGGTTTAAGCCACTCCACTTCGATGCAAGGTCGAAGCAGCCACAAATATTAATCAAAAACATACGAATATGAAGTACACAGTAGTAATTGTCGAGACTCTCTCACGAAAGGTGGAAGTCGACGCAGCAGATGCACAGGAAGCGAAGCGAATAGTAGCCGACCAGTACAACAACGAACAGATAGTGTTGTCAGCAGATGATTTTTACGGATACGAAATTGAAACGCTATGACAAGCTATCAGCACCTCTACAATATCATTATGAGCCGACCGCTCACAGATGATACCTACAGCGAGCGAGCCTACAGCGTACTGCATGCAGCATACCCACAGGCTAACCTCGCACAGATAAACGAAGCAGCCACAACGGATTGGTGCAATTCGTTGTCCGACGAGCAGAATATAAACAATTGTAAATACTTAGCGATATGACAATACAGGAATATCTTGATAAGGAGTTAGGCGAAATGGCGCAGCAAGACGAAAACTTCCGCAAGCGCTATGAAGACAAGAAGAAGTCAATGAAGAACTGTCTACTTTACATTATGCAGCAGGCTCGCAAGCAAGCCGTTGGCAATAGTGCAGCCATAGCCTCCGAAGATGTGCTACAGATGGCAGTCCACTACTACCAAGAGGAGGACGTTGAGCCGACCCAAGAAGCGATACCGGCTAACGTTGTGGCAGCACCTAAAGAGGAGACAAAGCCGAAGACAGCTGTCCTCATACCAAAGCCACAGCCGAAAAAGGCGAAGAAAGTAGATAATTCATTACAACTTGATTTATTTGGAGGGATGTAATATGAAACCACGCACGAAGATAGAGAGAGAGGTTGTCAGCCTCTCTCACAAGTTAGGCGAGATAAATAAGCGTGACACCGCTCACATCATCCGTCATACATACGGCTCGTGTAAGTATGAGGACATGTACAACCGCTGCTATGTCGTTATCAATCAAGCCTACAAAGGTTGGCAGGTGCTCAGATATATCCGCATCGACCGCCACCGCAACAGAGCGAAGGAAGTTTCCTACACAACTTGTGAAGTCTTTCAGTTTTGGAACAAAGTAGGCGAGAAGCAGATACTTCTCGCACGTCAGCGCACACTCGGTCCATACATTGACACCTTTGCTTACTCTTCGGATTTGGAGGTACGCCCAAACCCTACATACGTGTATGACCATTTTGTAAATGTATCTTACACGTATCTCTACAACAAGTCTGTCGAAGGCGCCTACCGATACGCAGCCGAATACATGGAGGAGAACAAGCTATATCGTTGGTATCGCTTCCTTTCTTGCGACAAGTTTGCCGAGACGATAATCAAGCTACGTCCTCAACTCGCAGAACACATGATATACAACGAACGTACGACAAAGGCATACATCAACGCTGTGCGCATTGCTATCCGTCACAACTACGACATCATCAACCCCTCACGTTACTTCGACCTTATCCGAATGCTCGCTAACCTCAAGTGCGACCTCAACAATCCGCACTTCGTGTGTCCCGAAGACTTCGAGCACACCCACCAATGGGCGGTTGAAGCTTCAATGTCCGAGGACGAGCGCAGAAGACGTGAAGCCGAGCGTACAAGGCAGCTACGAGACATGCAGATGAAAGAGAAGCAGAATGCAGACTACATCAACCGTTGCAATCGCTTCTTCGATGTTGAGATAACCGACGGCACAATCTCCTGCCACGTACTACGCAGCGTAGCCGATTTCTTCGAGGAAGGCACAGCGATGCATCATTGCGTCTATGCTAACGAGTATTACGCTAAAAAGAACTCGCTTATCCTTTCCGCTCGCATAAATGACAAGCGTATCGAGACCGTTGAGGTAGACCTGCAACAGATGAAAGTAGTTCAGTGCTACGGTGCTTGCGATAAGTTCACAATCTACCACGACCGCATCGTCTCGCTCGTCAATGACAACATGAATATGATAAAACAATGTATGACAACAAAACAAATAGCAATATGACAAGAAAAGAAATCTACAAGTCACGCTTCCGTTCACTTAACACGGCTGAGAAGAAACGTATTCTCAGCCGACTTTTCCCTGACGGCTACCTCGAATGCAAGGACAATATCCCCGACGAACAGACCTTTGCGGGCTACACCGAAGACTTCGGACTCATCGAAGTCAGATTTTCCCTGTTCGACAGCCGTATAGACATATCTCGTGAGTTCGATACAGAAAGGGAAAAGTGGCTGTTCATCAACGACATCACCAACAGAGCGCTTGCCAAGAACAATGTCTACACCAAGGAAGTACAGAAATTTCCGTTCGACAACGACTCCTGCTACTTCGTTGCGGATATGAACAAACGCAAGTTCTTCATCGGACTAAACCAAAACAAACCACAAGCAATTTAAAACGATACAACTATGAAAAAGAAATTCACATTCCATTTCCCTATGACAGGTGAAACAATCACACGAGAACTCAACCTCCTCGCAGTCAAGGACGCTACAATCAAGTATCTCTGCAAGCAGTCGGAAGTACGAGGTGACATCTGCCTTGTGTCAGACGATAGAGAGGAGATAGTTGCCATGGCACACATCGACGAACACATGAAGGTGAAGTTCTTCACCGAAGACGATAGCGTGTCCGACATTAAAGCCATTGGCGATGTTTCTCCCGAGTTTAATTCTCCCGTTAGATAAATTTTATTAACTTTGCAAAAAACCTAATCAGCCCTCGACATCACGGTTAAGTCAATATTTATGAAGAAACAAGACTGGGCAGTTTTGATAATCATCATACTCGCCATTTTCATATCATGCTGACATTATGAAGTCAATAATAGTAATATACGACGACCTCTTCGAACTCGACCGCACAGAAGTCTCCTATCAAGGCGAGACACAGCTAAAGACTATCATCAAGTCGCTCATGGCTGACTATCCCGATAGCGAGAAAGCCGAGGTCTACAACAAGGTGACGCAGAACCTCATCCTTGCCTATCGGCGTGACAGCAAAGGCAACCTCATTGAGATAGAGCGATATATCCGCAAGCGAGCCGTCAGCCACGCTCCTCGCAATACCGTCAAGCAATACACGCAGCGCATGACGTTTTGGATGGAGCCAGCTGTCTACGAGCGACTTGATGCATTAAGAGGCAAGCGAGCCAAGTACGTGCGTGATGCAGTAGTTGAGAAGTTGGAACGTGAAGGCAATCCTGTTCCTCCCGACCCTCACGCCAAGGTAGAGGGGCATCCCGACCGACGCTATCACCGAATGTTCAAGAACCTCCCTCAAAGCGTTCGAACATACAATGCTCGTGAAACCTACCGCTCACCGCTCACAATAACCAAGACCCCCGAAAACCTGTGGCGAGTGTCTTATGGCGAGTACACGACACAGCAAGGCGCACCGTCTGTCGAACACAAAGACCTCCTGTCAGCTCTCGAATGGCTCGACAAATGGATAAAAGACTACGGCAACAAATGGGTTGTCGGCAAGGTTCTCAAGGAGAAAGAAAGGATATAACCCTTTCTTTCTTTTTTTTGCTTTAAATCAATAAAAACGTACATTTGTTTATAAAATCTTTATAAACGCTTACACTTTGTACTTATTTTCGCTATCTTTACGTTTTTACTAAATATATAGGCTTATGAAAACTACATCAACAACAAGCGTCAGCTCAACGCTCAACCGCTCGATATTCTTCTTTTACGAGAAGACTCTGCGCTATGTGCCTATCCTCCTCATGCTATGCCATTGGTATGGCGTGTACAGTTTTCATGACAACCCACGTGAGATAGTCATAGACATTCGTGAGAACGAGGAATGTATTGCCTACCTCTATTTCATGGTCTACATCTTCCCCGTAGTCTTCATGCTCCCTGCAAGCCATTTCTTCAAACTCTGTTGGATATGGCGGATACCGTTCGTCTATATCATCGGCACCAATGCTATTCGCATATACTACCGCTCTTGGCTCATAAGCAACGAAATGTACGATGCCGATTTCATTCTTATCCTCATGACATTGGCTCTGTATGCCTGTGCCTTCGTGCAGGTGATATGCCGTAGCTTCCGCCACAAACACAACGTCTAACTAAAACCAAATAACTATGAATGTACGAAACTTACTCGCTGACGCTTTCACCAGCGCAGCAACACGCCTCCGCAACAACTCTTGCGGAATGACCGAACAGGAAATGGAGAATGCTCTACACAAGATGCTCTATCTCCTCGACAACGACCATCACTTCAACGAAGCTGATGCACGAGCAGCCATCGCCCGAATGTACTATTTCAGCGACGATACACACAAATGCTATGCACCGTTCTTTCCCTACGAGGATATACGTGCGGCTTACGACAAGATGCTGCTCACCCTGCCCGACGACTACAACTTCTGGGACTTCTGCGTCACGGTCAATCTGATGTACTCAAACCACATCGAAACCCTCCGCTCATGGTTTCGTGACCGTAGCAGGCTGTTGCAGAAGTCTTGCGAACTCGCACGCAGCTTCCTCCTTGACGAAGACACCGACCATCCGTCGGATAAGATTTGGTGGTACGTAAATTCCTAGACAACAAAAGCGGATAGGGCAGGATTCATTCCTCTCTATCCGCTTTTCGCGTATCAATCGTTAATATACTTCTCGATAATCTCGGGGTTATACTCAGCGCCATATCCGCAAGCCTCTTCGTACATTCCGAAGTTAGACAGCTTCCTGCTTATGATGTCTACAGCAAGCACACAGTTGCTGTCCTTGTTGCAGTCAATGTCACCGCCACTGCATTTCAACACTCTCCTTACAGCGTTCTCCCAGTTCTTCGCCACATCTTTGAACGAACTTTCCTTCGAAAACAGCAAACTCATATCCACCTTTGTCTTCTCGGATCCGCCGGCTATGTACTTTCTGAACGTCGACAATGCGAGGTCGTTCATCGTCAACGCAGTCAACAGATGTGCCTTCAGCAGGTGTTCCGTGTCGTTATGCTTCATCAGCACCGCATCATAGCTCCACTTTAGCTTCTGTACGTGCACCTTCATCTTCTCCGCCACATCGTCCGATATGTCAAGCCACATCTGATACCTGTCCCATAACTGCCCCTTCATCTTCGAGTCCCACGTGTCGTATGCGGCAAGAGCCCTGTTTACGTCTCTTTTCACCTCATGCTTCCAGTGCTTTGTCTCCTGCAACATCACCTTAGCGTCGAGCATCGAACTTTGTGCCAGGTTATACACCGAACCGATGATGATATAGTACAGCGAGCACTGGTCGTTCACTGCATCCATCGTCCGTCTCATAACGTCAGGATGCACTGCAAGCATATTTCTCTTGCCAACCGCCTTATTTACACCAACAGCTACCATACTTCTTCTTGTATTCGTTACATTTTCTTCTCAGCATAACCTCCATCTTCAATCGCTCTTCCGCTATACGCTTTCTGCTCTCGATGCTCAAGTTCTCCTCGCTACCTTTGTGCCACCCGTCACATTTTGTACCCGTCAGCGACACCCAGGTGTCAATATGCCATGCATACTTGTCGGGCAGCGGTATAATACCCAACAGCTTGCGTTGAGTATGACGTGTCACATGCCCTTCAAGCACTGCCAAACTAAAGGTATATACCGACGAATGCCATTCCGGATTCAGACGCACATCCTTTACTTCTTGAAGTACTCTATACACTAATTCTTTCTTCATATTTTAGTTTATTATGTTTATTAATTCCTCAAACTTCTCGTCATACCAATGTGGCTGCGTCTCGTTTTGATTCTTTGCCGACACCACATTCTCGCCGAATTCCAAACCTTTACCCGAGATAACTTTGAACTTGTGCAGCTTGTTTGTACCCTTTCTTGTAGCCTCCACAAGAAAACCCTTCTCCATAAGCTTCTCGTTGAACTTCACTACCGACATTCCCACACAATGTTTCTTCAACAACTCACTTGCCGAATGATGCACGCCCTTGCTTGTCACATAATCGGGCACAGGCAGTCCGAATGGTTTAGCAATAGCCTGTGCAATAAGCAATTTACTTGCATCGCTAAGATTCAGATAAGACGCAAGCCACGATGCAGTTTTCAGCTTCTTGTCGAAGTCGTCCAGAACTGGAGTATTCGCTTTCTTCTCGCATTCAATAAAGTACTTGCGAGCCATGCGCCCTCTCTCGTTGTTCTCAACCATCGACAGCTCTTTTGCCATGTCAAGCGATAAAGCATATTCTGTTCTTGTCGCATGACCTCCGTTTGCAGTTCCATAAATTTGTGGAGCTGTAATAAAGTCTTGACCCTCAACAAATTCGTATTTTTCGACTCTTGACTTTATCCATGTGGAAAAGTCTTGCTTACTCTCCAAGAACTGATGCAGCTCTCTTGCATTGACAGCACGTTTGCCGTCATGTTCTGTGATTTTAATTAATTCGTTCATACCGCCTCCATTCTTTAATGTTAAACCTTGAGCAGCGGAAGTAAGTCCTATAAGGAACAAACTCATCTTTTGAAAATGAGTTATGTCTTATTGGCTTTCCTACACTGATAGCGAAAGCCATTGCTTCTTTTCTGGTCATAACTTATTTCTCTAATAAATTAAAATCAGCAACATTATGATAGAAATCTCCGTTACCATAAATGTTACATGAATAACTCTTACCTTCCACACAAACCTCGAAGTAGTTGTTGTCATCATATGTGATTTCAACATCATCTGGCAGAATATTCTCCTTGAACCATTCTGCGCTCTCTATATTATCCATTGGCTCTGAAGTGCTAAAGGACACACATTCACAATTCTTAATGTCTTCTATACTCATTGTTAGTCCTCCATGAATATTTTAATAAAAGTTTCTACTTCTTTCAAATACTGTCCACCGCTATCCTTTTCAAGTTCAATCATTTTTTGTTTACTAAAGTTAGCGGTTTTTATCATTTCGACGGTGTCTACACTTTCAAGTTTCAGTATTATTCGGGACTGTATCAACAACCACGAACCTCTCTCAAAGTCTGTGACGCTACTTTTTTCTACCTGCTTTTTAGCTTCCCTACATAGTGCAAAGAGTTTGGATAGGAAAAACAATCTACCTCCATCGGTATATTTATCCCAGCGGTTACCTATAGTCGCTCCGAAGTTTACAGCTTCTTTTAATATTTCTTCGTTCATTGTTTGTCCTCCAATTCTTTTTGTATGTCGTTTAACCATTTTCGAACTACATTTCTTGGTATTCTACCGTGTGTACGCCACTCAACATCTATTCGAATTTTTTGAATGCGTTCCATTGCTGTTGCTTTGCTCATTGCTCTTTATTTTTATAATAATTTCTGTTCATATATCTATCATAATCCCTGCGTTCTCTCGCAAATTTCATTGTTTTGCGTGAGAGAGTGAACGACTTACATTTGTCGCATATATCTGAAGAACAAATTTGCAAATCGTCTAAAAAGTGGTGTGTGTATTTAGGTTGTAGTGGGCATATAAAATACTTACGACTTATATAATAATCGCAATACGGCACTTCTTCCGTGCAAGATTTATTATGTGCGCACTTATCCGCAACCCACTTATATTTCTTTCTTTGTCGCTTGTTCATTTTTCTTCTTCCTTTCTTGGTTTTAAATTTTCACAACGGCATGTTGCTTCTCCGAAATTGATATTGGCAGGAAAAAAGTGATAATAACTACAATATCCACCATATAGGTCCGCATAAGGACAGCACGGACAATCCCCTTGCATTACATTCTTCATCTTTGTTTGTTTATCTCTCCCTGCTGTCACCAGGGAGAGGGTTAATTACTTGGTCATCATAATCTGTGGCACGTTTCCATAAACAGGAAGCTTTCCGTCCCACTTCTCAATCCACATCTTTTTGAGAATAGCAGGAGTAAGACTTGCAGATTTAAGTTCGTTGGCTTCGCGCTCGGCACGAGCCTGTACAAGCATTTTCTCTGCTTCAGCCTTTTTTACGGCTACTTCGTTGAGTGCTCGCTGTGCTTCTTGGATTGCCTTATTCTTCTGATTGACAGCCTGCACGATAGAGTTTGGGTATTTGAGTCCGGACGTGAGCTGTTCAAGATGGAAGTGCTCGTTAGCGAGTGCTTCGCTTAGCTGTGTTTCTATAGCACGCTCGACTATATCACGGTTGCTGACAATCTGGTCGGTGGTGTACTTGTTAAGCTGAATACGGAAGGCGTCTTTAACGTAATTGAAGAGAGTTCCCTTAACAATGTCGCCGAGTTCCTTGCGGTATTTCTTGAACACCTTCGGTGCATTGCCGTCAATCATCTTGAGAGAGACAGTCGGGTCAACTGTGAACTCTGAACCATCCTTAGCGTTGACGGTAAATGCAGGATAATCGATTGTCTGTACGAATGTCGGGTACTCATAGACATCTTCCGTAAACGGGTTATACCATACACGACCCGTAACGAGACTCACATCATCCACGCCCTTGTCAGAGCCGTAAAGGTTGACAAGAATGCCTTCAGAGCCAGCGTCTACACGTTCGCTGCAAGAGGTTAAACACAATGCTGTTATAGGCAGCAAAAACATACACATTGATTTAAATTTACTCATTGTTCTTATTGTTTTTAAAAGTGAGACAATTCGTTGCCAAGGACAAAAGCGTCCAAAATAAAAGGATTGCTACGCTTATCAGATTTGTTGCTGTATCAGCTTTGCTTACGCCTCTCAGCGCAACGCTGACAACAATGAGCGTTACAACAACCCACGCCACAAAAGCGGCGACTTTCCATTTAGATATTTTCATTTCTTTGTTCATAGTTGTATTTGTTTATTAATTATTTTACCCCATAAACTTCGGGTAACTTGCAGATTACATCACCTCCGTAACTACCCTTTGTTAATTCGATAAACTCACGGATCGTTGTACTGCCATCGAGGTCTATGCCTTTATCCTTGCAGAAGCTCTCACGTCCCATTCGGCATGACCCTGTAAGCACATGATGATAAGCGAAGAGGTCTCGGTTTGGATAAGGCGTGTCATACTTGGGGAACTTCTTACGGAATGCTTCTATGCGCTCTTCTTCTGTACTATCATCATATAGCTTCTCTTGCAAAGCGGTAAAAGCGTCATGCAAAGTGTCGCCATGTGCGAACTTGTTTTGCTCCTTTAAAACGTAGCAAGGTTTTAGCGTCAAATCACTTTGCAGGACAAAGCCTTGCGCAATGTTACCACGAACGGACTTGATAATTGTCTGTATTCCATCTACAATATAGACATGGTTGCCATTTATATCTTTTACGCCATCGCCATCGCCATAGCCAGAGCCATAGCCATAGCCAGAGCCATCGCCAGAGCCATCGCCAGAGCCAGAGCCATAGCCAGAGCAATCGCCATAGCCATAGCCATAGCCAGAGCCATCGCCAGAGCCATCGCCAGAGCCAGAGCCATAGCCAGAGCAATCGCCATAGCCATAGCCATAGCCAGAGCCATCGCCAGAGCCATCGCCAGAGCCATAGCCAGAGCCATAGCCAGAGCTAAGGCTTACAAAAGCCTTGATACGGTCTTCTAACATTTCCATTCTCTTACCTCCTCTATTGACTTTATAGCCTTGTCTGTACAAGGAATTATCTCGATTGCGTCGAGTATCGTAATACTATCAACCGTGACAGTGAATTTACATTCTCTTGGAATAGTCGTACCATCCTTAGCGAGTTGTGATAATGAAGCCGCACCATCCCAATACCAAAGGCGACGTGCGTTGCGCAATGTCACTTCCCTACCGTTCTGTGCTACAAGTGTTCCGAACTCTACTCCGCTGCGGTCGCCACGGATAATTACTTTCTTTCCGATGTTTGTTTCCATTGTTTCTTTGTTTTTAAAGTTTTGTTAAATTTGGTTTATATCTTTAGATTTGCACCATTGCCCAGTGCCCAAAGTATGTGCTGAAGTTCGTGGACGTACTTTATCCTGTGTATGGTTTCACCTTTAAAAGTAACATACACCCATTCGCTATTAGGAGTGCAGATAACTTCGATGTAGTGAGCTTCGTGACCATAAATGTATGTCACCAGTTTATCTCGCTTCCACCCGTTCTTTTTGAGGATTTCGGGAGTAAGGGGGATGGGGCCGATATTGCGACACAACACTCCCCACGGACATTTGTCGTTTGAAATGGGTTTAAGACCAATGTATAGGGGTGTGGAACGTACTTCTGATACTTTTCCTATAGTACCTTGTTCTAATGAGCAGTTCTCGTTAACGATTACGAGGTCACCTATTCTCAGGTCTTCTGCTTTAATCATTTGTCACCTCCTTTCGGCAACAGGTCGGCAAGATAGCACCATTTAATAATACGTAATCCTTCAACATTGAGTTTCCAAGGATATTTTGCAATACGTCTGTCCTTGTCGTAAGAAACCTCATTCATTAAACTTATATATTGGATAATAAGAGGTTTGTCTATTTCGGGTTCTTCACTTGCGTCATGCCACAGATTGTCAACATTTATGTATTCGCATAATTTTCCACTCCCACCTTTATAAGGAACAGCATTAATACGAGCATCTGCTACACCTTCAATTTCACATTCTGCAAGTTGATAGTCCTTTATATAAATCCTTTGTGGTATTTTCTTTTCGTCTATCATATTATTCTCCTTTCTGTTTTGAGTTCTTATAACGACTTTTGATATTATTCAGTTCTAATACTGACATTTGTTTTTGAGCAATCCAGTGGTTAATAACTTGCTCTAATTTTTCATTCGATGACCTTCTGCTGTAGAAGTCTGGGCAATATGATTCTTTTCTTGTCTCTTTATTTTGCATGAAACAATATCCCCATTTGCACCAAAAACAGTTTTTACAATGTCCAAATCTCATTTTATTTTTGTTATGTTAAGTTCGACTTGGACGTTAGTTGTATTTTCTTCGTCCATTGTGCCTTTAACCAATGAATAGAGATACCTACCGAGACGTTTGTAAAGATTATCTTTGCCTTTACCGTCTGCATTGTGAGTGTCCTCCATCACCTCTACATATTCGTCCGACTTCAACATGATGCCGTTGTCGGCTTGATGGATCGTGAATACGTCTTTCATATCTTTCATATAATAGTGTTTTAACTGATGTGAAACTTGTTTGTATCTGCGTAATATGTGATTGATGAGAGCATCATCTTTGGACACTCTACTGCGAGATTGCCGTGCTCGTTCATCAAAAACCGCATCATGAAAATTATTTCGCTCGCTTTAAGCGGTATGTCACACATACATGTTGGGGTGAAGTATCCTCGTTCGGCATCGTAGATAACATCTGTAATGTCTGCGCTTTCAAGTTCGACAATCTTGTTGCCATATTGGGCTATCATCCGTTGCAAGCTGTCAATGAAGCCTTCGGCATGGACTGAAGGCTCGTATTCGATTAGCATAGGGCGCTTAGGGTCGTGTCTTTCTCTTTCGTTCAGCATTTGTATGTATACGTCCTGCTTGTTGAGAAGCTTTGCAGCGTCCTCAAAATGCTTGAGTAGGTCGTCGTAAGCACTCTGTCTGCCAACCTTGTAGTATACGTAGAATAATGCAAGGGCGAGGGATGAACAGGCTATAACAATTAACATTTCTATCATAATCGTAACTTAGAATTTTTCTCTGATTTTCTGATATTGTGTAATAAATGTCTTTTCCGTGACCCACTCGCTGTATCGTGTGCGATAGTATGTCTTGGGCTTGCCTGATGCCAATCCGTTCTTGTCGCGAGGGGTATTGACGCTCTTGTATATCTTCGGAACGATGTCGGTGGACTGGTATGCCGTAATGTATTCGTCCTCGAAGGCTATGTGGGCAGTCTCACGGAACTTGACGTTTTCGAGGGAGAAGGGACAGCTCATTCGCTGCCTCCTTCCGTGTATGGGTCGCTTGTGCCGAGGAGGTGGGCGGTGTGCTCGTTGTAGGGGATGCAGTAACGATAATGGGTGTCTATACAACTATAAGGATAGCATTTTTCATCCTCATTATAATGTGAGAAAAAGTTAGCGTACCATAAATCTTCTTCTTCGTCCCTCACCAGCACCTTGTCGAACGGCTTGAACGAACATGTGGACTTTACTGGCTCTACTTGCAGGGTGTCGGGGTTGTACTTGCCGTTGTAGTACTTCTCTGCGTTAGCGATAAACACCGCTCTTTCTTCGTCACTCGCCTTTACAAAGCAATCCGTGTAGCAGACCTCCTCAGTGCCAAACGATGCGATAGACTCATAATAATTGATTGTTGTGTTAAATTCGGTGTAATCGTCATTCACCCAACCTTCAAAGATAGCGTACATGCCGCCATCTTTGTTATACACCACGTCTCCTCGCTTGAAGAACTTCGTCCAGTCGCGCATTTCACGGGAGGGAAAGAGGAGGCATTCTGCAGAGGGGTAGTTTTCATAAAATCGACCACAAGTAGTAAATGAACCAGGGCGCTCAATGCCGGTAACTATCTTTATTGAATATTCATAATTACTGTCCACTTCCAAAAGTTCGACCTTGCCATATATCGGTGAGTACAACTCTATCCCTTTAGGGCAATCCTTCAATATCTCTGCTATATTAATCTTGTTTTCCATTGTTGTAATTTTTATTGTAACACATTTCCATGAATTCTATTTTCTCGTTGGTCTTTCTTCGTCAGTTCCATGCGTAAGAAATTCTTGTCGTCCGCATATATATTCGTACATTAGCTTGCACCATTCGTCGGCAGACTTGCCGTTAAGGCTTTCAGCATAATGCTTAAGGTCAGCCAGAGTGAAAAGCATACCGATGCGATAATACCCCTTGCCGCTGTTCTTCGATTCTTCTACTGTCACTCCACCGAGTAGATGGATAAGCCATATCTTGAATTTCTTCATAGTTACTAATCTTTATATATGATTCGAGGATTTACTTTGATGTTGGTAATAGGAGTATCTTCTTTGAAGTACTCCCATGATGTATACTCTTCCTTCATTACTCTGTTGTTTTTATCGTTTTTTTACCTGTTCGTAAACTTTTGCTATAGCAGCATCGTCTACGCCGTCCTTGTCAAGGTTGTAAATAAAGAACAGCTCTTTAGTGAGAGCGGTTACTCTGTACCGACTGGAAAGCAGAGATATGCCTCGCAGCGTACCGGTAGTGTGCCAAACATCAATGACTTCACGTACGTAGGCTATGAAGTTCTGCGTCTGCTTGTCGTAGATGCATTTGCCCAGTATTGTTTCTTTGTCTGACGGTTCTTCTGCGCTGCTGTCAAACAGCTCCTCTATAGTGTCGATATTCAGTCCTGCCTTGCGCAGTTGCTTGCTGTATGTCTTTAAAATGCCGCACAGTTGCTTCACTATCTCCACCGAATAGCGTGCACCTTTCAAGTTTTCATACTCTTTGTTGAGCCTGTCATGCTGGACTTGCAAATTCTTGTATTTGCTCTCAATTGCACCAATGGCACTTGACTTGTTCTTCGCCTCCATACGCTCAAGCATATTGCGATAGAGCACGTCCTTCTGCTCTACGAGCTTGTTCAGACGCTCGTTCTCCTTTAGCAGTTTGTCGCGTTCTTCGACTACCTTGTCGTAGTTACGCAGTATTATACGTGCCTGGTCTACAGGCGAAAGCTCTTTGTTGAATGTTGTCATTGTCGTATGTTTTTTAGTTGCGTAGAATGTGTACTTTGACAAGTTTGTGAGCAGCATTAGGCTGCGACTTGTGGAAGTCTTCAATGAAGCGACGTTCGAGGTCGTCGTGAAAGATTGGTCGGTCTGACTTGGGAATGAGGATTTCAGCACGAACACGCTGACCGTTGTCGAAAGTGAGGATTGCTGTGCGCTGCTCACGAGGCATAAATGGATTGTGATTCATTTTGCACTCCTTTCTGCTTCGACAGCGCATGAGAGCTGTTCTACTTGCTGCTGTAGCTCCATCTGCGCCTTGTTCGCCTTGTCACGTTCAGCTCTCGCTTCCGCGATGCACACGTAGCTCACCGACGTTGCCACTATCAGCACAGCGCCTATGCATACCCATGGCAGCCGGTGCACAAACCCGTTCACGTCACGGCACACGCCCTTAGCGAATGCCCATCCATACTTCATTGCGTAGACGCCAGCTTCCTTTGTCGTAGCATTGTCTACAAAGTCAATTCTCGTTACAGTCATATTTCCTCTTTTTTTAGTTATTTTCTAAGTGATTTTCCCTTGAACGTCACGCACTTCGTGATAGCTCTAAGTCTGTCTATCGTGCGCTCTCCGTATTTCTCCTCTAAGTGAGGAATGTCAAGGTTCGTTGTCAATATCAGCAGCTTACCCTTTATTTCCGCCAAGTCGCACAACTCCATGAAAGGTATGCGCTTGTTGCCATAGTTGTTCGCTACATTCTCAGTTCCCACATCATCAATATAGATTATGTGTTTGCTCAGTATAGCGTCTGGCTGCGACACGAGATCCTGCGCTCTGTACACGCTGACGAGTTTTCGGCATGCCGTATTGATAAGTATCGGTATTATACGCATGCCTATCAGCGACTTCCCGAGACCGCAGCCTCCGTTTATCAGCAGCCCTCGACCTTTGTTGTCTTCCAGCCACTCCACTACAGGCCTGTAGTTCTCCTCGTTCCAAACTCCCTTGCCCGTGAAGTAGTTCAACCCAGCCCTCAGTCTCGCCTCGGCGTTCGCCACCTTTATTCTCACCCTGTCGGGTTCGGCAGGATAGCCCGTGTCTTTCAGGCTCTCCACCATCTGTTTGAAATTAAAGTTCATCTACCATGTACCTTTCGTATAATCCATTTGGTCTTCATGCAGAACAGTTCCGTCCGTGTGCATACGCTGCTCAGAGCTGCTCTTGCCGTAATTGTTCCGCTTCCAGGTAGCCAACCTTCGAGCTATCTCGAACGTCTTCTGCTTCTCCCAGTGCATCTTCGTACCACCCTCGTTTACCTGCGCCCAATGGTTATAAAACTCTTCTATCAAGTTTTCTCCATACTTCTCAACGAAAGGCTTTAATGACTCGTGAAATTCTTCCTTACGTTCTTCGAGCGTCTTTTGGGGCAAGCATTTCTTGTTAATCTCCTGTTTACTTGTTGTTAACCTACTGTTAACCGAACTATTTTCTTCAGTGCTTGTAACACGCTTATAATAAGCTATTTGAGGTATGTAAATGTACGTTCTTTTTTGTTCACTTGCTGTTAACCTATTGTTTACTTGCTGTTTACTTCGTAATTCTATAGCTCCCAAACTCGCAAGTCGTATCACGTACTTATACAACATTGTTCGCGAGCGATTCAAAGCTTTAGCCATGTCCGCATAAGAAGCATCTACATATCCCTCATCGTTTGCTTTATATATAAGGTAGAAGAGCGTTAGGGTTGTAGGTATATCTCCTATCTTCCTAAAGCAAGCCCCAATGTCAGCCATATTTAGAAGCTTTTGTTAGACATCTTTTTCTTATGTTCGTTTACGGACGGTAGTGGTCCTTTACATGGTAAAAATCCTTCTTTTATTAGACGACTTTTATAAAGTTCTACGGCTAAAGACGATAGCCTGACCTCTATTGCAACCTCTTCGTCTGATATTAAAGTTACACCATCTTCATCCGTACTTTTTGCGAAGCACAGCCATATTTTGATAGCCGTCCAGTCGAACTCCAGTAATCTATTTGGTATTTCCATAATCTTATATTATTTACAGCTTCTTCAGATTATACCCGGTAACCGTATTGAACCACCGACCCTGCCACTCTCTTGCGTCGATGCTTATGTCGCATCCCACAGCGTCGCCATTGCCAAGTTGGTTCACCACGTCCACTTGCGCACCCCTAAACGTCACGACTGCATTCTTCGGATATTGCAAGCTCGCCACATGCCCTATCACTACGTCACGTTCTCTCCATTCTCTGCCCGACTGGCTTATGCCGCTCTTCTCGGGCAGAATCTTTATTATCGGTCCTTCAATATGTATCATCTTAATTCCTAATTTATAAATTCAAAATCGGCAAAGCCGACCAATTCAACATTCAAAATTCCTAACTCAACATTCCTCACACCCATCCTGCGCCACCGCTCGCCAGCTCTGCCTTTGCGCTTCTCATACCTCTCTCGTCGTCCTTGTCCGGTATCATCACCTCGCTCATCGACGCATAGTCCAGAAAGTTCCTTATCACGCTCGACATTTCAGCCGTAGTCAGATAGCACAGCGGTTTCGGCTTTTCCCCTTCTTCCGCCAGGAAGATATGCGGACACACATCCTGCTGTATCGTCCGCAGCACACTGTAGAAGGTCTCACCCTGCTTGTATCCGTAGTAGCTGATGATGAAGTTCAGATAAGCCATCTGCTTGTTCGTAGCCACCTCTCTGTGCTTCACTATGTCTATCGCATACCCGCAGTCGCGAGCCTTGTCTATCTCTCTCATAGCAGCCATGTACTGCCTTGGGTCATTCAGCCTCTCAAAAGTCGCCATACCCCCTTACCCCCTTTTCATTCTTAAAGTGTAAAAATGATGCTATCATACGCTGCCATTCTTCATGCAACATCCTCAGACGTTCTCTTTTGACTTCGTTTAAGCATTTCTGCTTCCACTTTGTGTAGCGTCCTTTTACAACAAATTCGTCATAAGGGATTACCGATATTCCGCTTGTCGAATGTCGCACATGACGCTCAACGTGCTTCGCTGCCTTCTTTATCTTCCTCGGTACTCTCATGATGCAAATCGTTTTTATAACGCTCCATTACTTCTTCAAAACTAAATTCCTCGCTCTGAAGCTGTCTGATAATACTTTGTAGCGTATCTACAACATTGACATATCTATTGCCAAGGCAGGCTTTATTTGAATCGTTCAATACTATACCTACAATTACTTTCAGTAACTCTACCGCATGTTTATTACTACAGCTCCGCACAAGTTCGTTATAATCCTTTACGGATATTGTTACCATTGGTTCCATAATTCCTATTTTTAAAGTTCATCAAATTCTTTTCTCAATCGGTCTTCCGTTTTTCTTAACAAATCCTTTAATTCTTCACGGAATTTTTTGTCATATTTTGCGAGAGTATAAAGTTGCTCGACGACCTCCTCTTTATGAGCCTCGTCAACAATCCAAACACGTATACTCCAACTGGCTTCTATAGCTTCAACTAAGTAATACGCTTTATTGAACAATTCTCTTTCCATATTTTTTACATTAATACAATTTCCAATCCCTTCTTCGCCACCCATGTCGGCACACCAGTCTGTCCTGCCACCGTCAGCTCCGCATTCTGCTTGTCCAGATGTCTTTCGCTTGCATGTATCAGCGTTATCGTTCTCGCTGTCTTGTCCGCCTCGCACATCTTCAAGTACTCTATGCAGTGCTTCAGACTCATGTGGCTCAGCCTTATTCGGTCCGCTTGCGATGCCACCGTGCGCCCCTCTCTCACAGCCTCGTCCAGAATATCGTCCTGGTAGTTAGCCTCAATGAGATAATGCGACACTCCCTTCACCACTTGATGCAGATTCCAGCAGTCCGTAGCAAATTCAATGACTCCGCACTCACCATGAATAAGATAAGCGAAGCAATCCACATCATGCTCAACTGCCAATGGCGTTACTGAGAAATTACCTAAATGATAAGTTTTCCCATGCTCCACAGCCGTCACTCCAAATTTATTTTTCTCCTTCAACGAAGCCGTCGATAACACCTCAATCCCTACGCGGGTAAAATCACGCACATATTTCGCATGGTCTCCTTATCCGTGCTCGTGGCTGATTAACATGCCACGAGCACGACTTATTTTAAGGTGTCCCACTTTTTGATAGTCTCTCAAACGACAACCTGCCTCAATTAAAAGTTGGTCGCCATCATCATCTTCCAGCAAATATCCATTGCCACGACTTCCGCTATTAATCACGATTAATTTCATGTCTTAAATTAATTTTGTCTTGTTCCCTTTTTAAGCATCCGCAAGAGAGAACTCTTCCTAAATAATCTTTTCTTATCTCTTTTATCATACCACAATCGCATTTGCATAACCAGTAAGAATTCCTTTTGTAAAAGCGTGAGAAATGAAGTGCTGTCAAGCGTCCATAGCGTTTCCCCGTAATATCGTTATCGTGTATACTTTTCACAGGTGTATTTATCGCCTCTTCAAAAGACATGTGTTTTTTCAATATTCTATCTTTTATGGTTCCATAATGATTATAGACATCATATTTTCTACACATATCACTTAAACACATTGTCTCACCTCTATACGAGATAGCAATATTCATAGTGCGATTTTTGCTCTGTTGACTTTGAGGTATCCACTTGCAGTTTTCGGGACAATAATTACCATCATTGTCAATGCGCTCTATTGACATTCCTTCTCCATAGCCATTACTTAATGCCCATTTTTTGAAGGATTGGTAATCGTGCAGCCAACAATCAGCTACACGAATACCGCGTCCACCGTATCTATGATAGCGAGGATTATTTTTATTCAAACATCGCATTTTCATGCAAGTCCAAATATTGTATAATCTCTCATTTCTTACATTACTCATTACTTAAACGGATTGTCGTCGTCTGCATCACCGGTCTTCTCACCCAAAGGCTTAGAGGGGCTCAGAGAGGCTTCAGAAGGCTTATTATCTGTGCCAGTGCCAATAACCTCGCCAGTCTGTGCGTTTACGGTGATCACCTCCTTGCTCTCTGCAAACTCCGCATCACGATGCTCCTCGGCGGTCTCTGCCTCGTCCACGCTCATGGCGTTCTGCATTTCGATGCTCAGATAGCCGTACTTCGACAGCAGTCTGCGCAACACCGTCTTCGTTGCCATATCGTTGAAGTTGCCGTACCAGCCCACTGAATTACCCGGGCCTTGCTTCGCCTGCTTCTCTGCCAGCTCCGCCAGTTCCTCGTTCGACATCTTGCAGCTCTTCATCGTTGCCGAATACTTCTTGCAGTACGATGCCATATCGTCGATGCTCATGTACATCATCTTTTTAAAGCCGTTAGTCAGCTCGAAGTATGCGAAGTAGCCTACAGGCCTGTCCGAAATCTTCTCGCCGTCAAGGTGTAGCTCGCCCGTAATCTTGTCGTAGCCCTGATATTCGCCCTCATACACCACGTCGGCATTGATGTTCTTGTACAGACCGCTGCGGATAGCCAACTGATACAAACCCTTATAACCGATAATCATTGTCGGGGTCTTGCCGTAAGGCACGATGTAGGCATATCCTAACTGTTTGTTCAGTGGCAGTTTCAGCGATGCTGCCTTCATCGCCTCCGCCATGAGCAGCTTCGGCTCACAAGCCAGCAGCTTGTCGTCACCCGTCACCAGCTCCATGAGTGAAGCCGCGAACGTACCTGCGTTCTCCTTCAACACGTTCTTCAACTGCTGCTGATAGTAACCGCCTTCGGCTACCTTCTTAAAGTCCTTTACCGCCAATTGCTTGGCTGTCAACTGTGGCTGCTTGGCCACTGCTGTTGTCGTTGTCTGTGTCATTTTCCTATGTATTTAATTAGTTCTTCCTTTGTCTTGAAAGCGTGCTCCTCCTTGATTGGAGGAAACACGCAGAATCTGTATTGTACGAAGGGTTTTGATGTTCCCAACACTTGTACTTCTATACCGGTTATCTTGCTGCTTTGCGCACGATACCCGTCCAGAAACCATACTGTATCTCCGATGCTATACTTCGTCTCTATTTTCATAGCCTATCACTATGTCTTCGTCGTCCGTCACCGTCAACCTTATCTGCTGACCTCCCTCATACAGGGGTTCCTGCACCGTTTCAGCATTGTCTATCACGCAAGGCACGTCCACTCCGTAGTGTCTTTTCAGCGTGTTAGTTATGTCGAGACCTGCGTTTATCTTCGCTGCCGTATTCAAGTCCGAGTATGGTACACCGTCCACCGAGCACTCACACCAAGGTTTGTCCGTGCCGTCGAGCTGTCTGCGGAACATCTTCCACTTTACCAACTTGAATCTTCTGTTCACGTTCTCTTCAAGCACCTCGCACGAGCGCTTCTGAAAGTCACTTGCTGCCTTTATCTTCTCGTCCAGGCTGTCTATCTGCTCCTTCCATTGCGTGCGTTCTTCCTGCAGACCGACTATCTGTGCGTTCACCTTCTCCCACTGCTCTCTTACAGCAAGCCGTGACGCGAGCACCTCAGTCTCTGACTCCAAGTCTTTCAGCCTCTTTTCCACGTCCGCCTTCAACTTCTTGTCTTCCTCGCTCATACCCTCGTCAGCCGGATTCTCCTGTTCAGCCTCTATCTTCTTGATACGGTCGCACACCTGCTTGTACTCGGGTTTCTCTGCGAGCAAGGTCTCTACGCTCACCTTCTCTTCCTCTTTCTTCGCCTGTTCCTCCTGCGCTTTCCGGGCTTCTTCCAGAGCCGTCTCCGCTTCGCCAAGTTGTGCCTGTGTTGTCTTCTGCTCCGTCTTGAAGTATTCAGTGTTCTCCTCACACTTCTTTACTTCTTCTTTTATTCTTGCAGCGTCGTCACCCAGCTTCTTGAGGTCTGACGCCTGGTTGTTAAGGAATGCCTTTTTCGACTCCTCCATAATCTTCTGCACCTGGTCTTCCGGCAAAGCCTGCTTGCAGGTAGGGCAGAAGGCATCGTCCTCGTTCCATTCCCACGTTCTTGCCTTTATGAGCTTCCATTTCTCCTTGCCGTCTGCTTTCTCTGCGTCAAGTTCGTTCATACGTGCGTCGCATTTTACCAATGCTACATCAAACGACTTCAACTTCTGTTTCAAGTCTTCGATATTCTGCTCCGCTTCCGCTACAGCCTTCTTGCATGCCGTCTTGGCTTCGGCGTTCGCCTTAATTATCTCGCCCAACCTGCGTTGCGCCGATTCTTCCATGATGCGTTTGCGCTTATGGTCAAGATTCAGAGTACTTATATTCTGATACTTACGTATAAAGTCTGCACCGCCGTTGTCTATGGTGTTGAGATTCTTGCGTGTTTCAGTTATCTCCTTTCTCTTCTCCAGAATCAGCTTCTCTACTGCAGCCCAGTCCTCTGCTTTCGGCAGCACGTTCTTCAAGGCTTCAAGTCTTACGGGCACCTCGTCCAGATTCTTCTGCACCTCCTTGCGCTTGTAGTTCAAGTGCTTCAGCACCTTGTCGATGTCTTCCTTCTCAAGCAGTTCCTTGATAGCGTCATACTTCTTGTCGCCACCCGTCACGTCTTCCACGCTCGGAACGCCGAACATTTCGTTCAGCCTCTTGCGCTGCTCGCTCCAGTCCATCTGAGTAAAGCTGTATGGCGATGAGCACAGACGGAACACTTCTTCAGGACAAATGGCGTCAACGACCTTCTTGAAGTCTCCTGCCGTCTCTACCTCTCCGTCTACCTTATATGTGTAGTTGTTCGTCACGCTACCGTCGTCCTTACGGGTCTCGGTCAGTGTACGTGTCAGTACGTAGCACATCATGCCTTCCTGCTCGTCCTGTACACTAAGCGAAATCTCCACTGAGTGCGCCACGTCCTCAATCTCCCTGCCGTCCTTGTCCTTGGTCTTGATGCCGAACTTGGTGGCACCGGCCTGGTTCGTGCCGAACAACACCCAGCTTATAGCATCGGCTATCGTCGATTTACCGCTACCGTTACGGCCTTTTATCACATTGATATGGTCTTCCAGTACGATTTCCTTGTTCTCTACGCCCTTGAAGTATCGCAGGCATATCTTGTCTATCAATATCTTCTTCATATTATGTTATAGTTTTGAGTCCTTCAAATACACTGTCACACCGTTCAGCGTCTTGAAGTAGTTTATCTCACCGTCCTTCAACAGCTCGTTCATTATCTTCTTCAAGTCAGCCTGCACAGCATTCTTCAGTTCCACATAGCCAACGCCCATCGGTCTCTTCGAGTCGTCCGGCATCAGCTCACGTATCTTGTCCAATACATATTCCTTGTTCATGTTATATTTTGTTTTATAGTTTCGTAGTAAAATGCTGTTCTATTCTCACGAACCGAACAACAAGAGTGTTTTATGACAAATAAAATTAAGATTTTCGTGGGGGCAGAGGGAATCGAACCCTCACATCGGAACCACTTCTTTATAACTCTACGCTACCCAAGCCGTAGTCACGCCCCCTTTTTAAACCGCCCTATTCTCACGAACCGGACAGATGGGTTTTAATCAAAAAACATACGTAGCAGCCGCTGCTGCAAAGATTTTTACATCAATAACCTAAAAACTTGAATTTATATATGAGCTTATCAATTCATCCCTATATCTAAGATTTAAGCCCCGTAAGTTCTGTTCTGCATTTTCCGCGAACAAGTCTACATACAAAGGCTCTTGTCACATTATATTTTGCAGCCAAATCCGACTGCTTTGTACCAGTTTGATATTCTTCAAATATCAATTTTGCTTTATCATCGCTTATTTTTCTGTTCAACCTGGCTTTCTCACGCGCTTTTTCAGAATAGTAATAATGTCCAGCTTCCCTACTATAATTATTATTTTCTTTCTGTGTCACCCATTCGAGATTCTCTACTTTGTTGTTTTGCGTATTAAAATCCTTATGGTTCACAGTTGGCGAGTTATTTGGATTTGGAAGAAAGGACATTGCAACCAAACGATGTATCAAAAATGATCTTGATTCTCCGCCCTTAGTAAGACGAACCCTTAAATAACCACCTTTGACCTCCGTTGCTGTCATTATGCGTCCGCCGTAACTACCACGTCCAGTTTTTCTGACACGTCCTTTATTACTTACAGCATAAAGACCTTCGTAGCCAACAACATTCTTCCATTTTTCACCTGATAAATCCGGGTTCTTTAGAAGATTTGCTGTATAATGCTTATTGCTGTTTCTTTTACAGATACAACGTTTGCATATCCTCGCATGTCCATAATATTCGGACTGAGGCTTTTCTATACCGCAGATGTTACACTTTATGCCATTCGTCATATTTTTTTTCCTCCTTCAGCCTTTTTGTTTCTTTTTCGTAGTACTCAATGAGTTGCTCCAGCTCCCAGTTCGACCATTTCTTTGTTTGGTTATGCTTCACCCTCAACAACTCGTATCTCTGGGTTCCGAGTTTCTTTTCAAAGAATCTACTCAACTCCAACAGATGTGAACTGTTCATTCTGTTATCGTAAGCACACTCCATAACCATATTGTCCGGGTCAAACCTGGTGCTCATGTGAGCACGTCCCCATAGATGCGAACAATCACCCTTTGCAAACGGAAGATAACGTCCACATGTCGGGCAGCGGAAATATCCATCCTTGTTCACGTCGCGCAATCGGATATACAAACTCATTGTCTTGTCGAGTTTCGCTATCAACGATTTCGTACTTCTCCATTTGCCCGTCCTTGCAGCCTTGCCCCAAGTCTCGGACTTGTCTTTTTTTTTCTTTTTCTTCCAGAACATACTTAGTATATCTCCTCCCTCCTGCCCATGTC